GAGTCTGCACCAAGTACTGTTGACCAAGCCCAAACAGACTGCTGGCCGCAGTGCCAAGCGGAGCTAATTGTGCAGGAGCGGCTTCTGCTTGAAGCAGCCCCTGATTCGCAAGCGCCGACAGACGGTTTTGATACGCTTGGAGCTCTGGCGATACTGTATAGCCCGCGCTGGTCACTCGACCTTCTGGGTTGAACTGAAATTGGCTAGTACCAAAGCGGGTCGTAACGCCTACAGGACGAAAACGCGCTTCTTCCGCGGCGACGCGAGCCGCTTGAAGTTGCGCGTCCGCTGCGGTCTGAGCTGCATCGCGTGTGGCGTTAGCCTGCATTGAACTGCCGAGTAAGCCGAGCCCCGCTCCGGCTAAAGAAATCCACGGCATGTCATTCTCCCTTAATCAAAATCTCGTCCACCTTGGCCGGGTCTTTCTCGTCGGTCGCGTGGATACAATACCAAACACAATCAGTAATGGCCTTCACGCCATGCGTGACGCCTGCTTTAATTTCAATGCACGCCGGAGCGTCAATAATTTCTATTTCTTCGCCAATCAATACTGCTACTTTACCTTTAGCAAGAATTGATAAGTGGCTAAAGTCATGCGTATGTTTCAGTATCGCAGTGCCTGCCTCAAAAACAGTTTCTTTTGCGTACAGCCCATCTGAAAAATGGTGTGTTATCACGCTGTGCGCTTCCACATATAAACAGTAATGTACGGCTGGTAGTTAGCATTAGTTCCGCTGGAGCCAGACGATGCAACTGTCGTCGACACCGAAATGCCCGTAGTAGCCGACGTAGTAGTGTCAGTCATATCGGGCCCACGACCAGCTTGGTTAGACGATAAGTTAACGCCTGCATAGCCATTCACGCGAGTGTAGTTATGCGTGTGGCCTGGGTCAGTTACAGATGATGTTGCAGTGTGCGTGTGGCTTACGACAACAGCATCTGCCGAACCGCCGGTTTCTTCCGCAGTATCAAACAGCGAATTGCCAGAGTCAAAACCAACCAGTACTCGCCCAGCTGCAAACGCGGTCCACGTACCAAACCCTAATAGCGTGCCGGGGTTAGTGCTGCTGGTTGCGTTGATGTAGATAGACCCGACAGGATACAGCGCCTGCAGCGCGGTCTGCACAAAAGCAGTTGTGGCGATCGACGTATCATTATCGCCAGTTGACGGCGTCGGGGCTGTCGGGTTGCCCGTAAACGCCGGCGATGCTGAATCCGCTTTAGTCGCAATAGCCGTGGCGATATTGTTAAATTCGGTATCGATCTCAGTGCCCTTGACGATCTTGCCCGAATTGCCGGATGCCAGAGCGTCTTTGGCCGCAAAGTCCGTGGATTTGACGTAGTTACTCATGACACCCTTCCGTTTTTAGCTTGTATTTCAATCCGCTGTATCGACAGCGCCGCGCCATCAATGTCTGCCTCATACCCTGTTTGCACAATCTTGCCTGAACCAGTCGCTTGCGCATACAGCGTACGAAGCGCAATACCGTCTGCGTACTCGGCTAGTGGCACACCATTCGCGCCGTACTCCGCAGTGCCGTATTCCGCCACTGTTTGAGTGGGAATCTGCACGTTCTGCGACAAATAACTTTCGTTAAAGTCAAAACCCCATTTAATGGTGATGTATTGGTTTGTACCGCCAATTACCACAATGGAGATGCGCTTCAATATGGAGGTTACGCTCTGGTCGCCCAAATCCGAATGGTTTGTAAAATACTGCCACCGGTACGACGATCCGTTATCGCTGTAGCCCGTATATTTACCGACGTACCCTGTCTTACCAATCAAAAGATCGCCGTTTCGCTTGGCGTACAGCGCAGTCGGCTCAATCTCGGTCCACGTAGTAACGCGAGACGCGCCATCTTGCAGCACACCGCGGGTGTCGAACACGTAGACCGACTTATTAGTCGGCAGCGTCAACAGATAGAACGCGTTGACTTCGGAGTACACAGCCTTGATGTTGTCGGTGTTCTCGCCAGCAACGATGTTCATAAGATCATTGCGCACGTTCTTGCTTAGATCGCGGAACGGCGCGGATTTTTCTTGGATCGTACGCAGCACCGATCGCACGCCGCTGTTCGACAAGAACACAACGTCTGTGTTAGTGCCTTGCACCGAATCGCGGGCGATACAGCCGATGCCAATGACTGTGTCGTATAGCGACATCGTGGCTGGCGCAGTTGCTCCTTGGTACACCAGAATCTGGCGCTTACCAAAGATAAACAAAAAGCCGTTATGCGCGGCCAGCGCGGTAATCTCGTCCGGTCCGTTCGGCCAGACATTGTTTACATTCAGAGTGCCCGACGTGCCGCCGCTGTATACGTGACCTGCCAGCAAGTCCGAAAACGTCAGAGTAGATTTGTCGTTGGCGGTGTTGGCGATCCACAGACGGCCGTAGGCTGAGATGACGATATTGCCGGACGGCACCGTGCCTGCGTAGCCGCTCTTCTCGCTGACGCGGCGATACGTCGTTGTGCTGACCGCCGGATCGTAGATTAACGGGTCGTGTCCAATCTGAAAGAAATACGTGATGCCGTTTAGCGACGCGCATTGCCAGTTGTTGGCAGTGATCGTCGGCGCTGTGCCGCCGCCACCATAAGTCAGCTCGACAACATTATTGCTGCCGTCCAGCTTAAACAGCTTATTGTTGCCGGCGAAAAGCACCGTCAGTGTACCGTCGGACTGCACCAGTTCATGAATGACGCCGACTGGGTTAGAGCCCAAGTTACCAGAACTCGGGTTGACGTTATCCCAGCCCTTGCGCGCGCCAATGCGACCGTACTGGTCGATGACGCAATTATTAGCGACCAAAGCAAAACCCGCCGCTAGATCGAGCGGCGAGTCTTGAGTGTTCAGGCCGTAAAATCCTGGCGCCGATACACCATAGGTCTGAATCGGCTGGCTCATGTCGGGATGAACTCCTGCATCTCCGGAAAGCGTGTCGCCTCAAGCGCGATGTAGTCAGACAGCATCGAGCGGTACAGCGCATAGGCTTCCGATGAGCTTAGACCGCCGTCTTCGCCGCGCTCGACCAACGCACGGGCGTAAGCATTCTGCGCCACCAGCACATCAGGCACCAGCACCGACGTCGTGTCGGACGTAAGCGTGGCTTGTGGCACGGTCAGGAAGAACTTGATTGTATATACGCCATTCGGGCGGCCGTACAGTTGCACCTTGGCGTCGCCGTTGCCGTCTACACCTTCGAAGCAATACTCAGTAGGCACGGCGGTGACAATCGGCAGCAGGTTCTGCTTGCGGCGCATATCGCCCACCGCGATGTTCTGCATGACGACGTTCGAGGTCACGTTCAGCGGGTCGCTGGAGACGCGGAACTTCTGCCCAGCACCGGTGAGCGAATATACGTATGTGCCGGCGGTGGTAGTTACGTCTACTTCGACGCCCAAAGCGTTCCAGTCGTATGCATCCTCGATCTGGCGCTTGGCATCGTTGACGAACTTGCCGATAAGCTGCGAATACTGCGTCAAGCCGACCGTGGTAACGGTCGTCTCTCGCAAGCGCAGCAGCACATCATTGACGAGTTCAAGATAGGTCATTTGCTTTTCGCCTTATTCCTTGCGGATATAGCTCTAGCTTTTGCCTTTGCATCTGCCTTGGATGATGCGCCCCATGCCTGCAAGGACTTCAGCAGCCGGGTCGGCTGGCCGTCCTTGTACTCTGGGCCGGGCATATTGCCCATCCTGGCGAGAAAAGAAGCTCGTCGTGGGTTGTCGCCGGATTTTACCGGCGCTTTGAGGTTGCCCCCAGTTGCTGCATTATAAGACTCTCGGCCCTTGGCATTCAAGCCGCCCTTTGCATTTTGACCGGCCTTTCTTTGCCAAGCTGGAGTTTTCATTTTTTCCTCGGTTTAGCCGTTTTGGCCGACTCCTTAAACGCTGCGGTAGTCGGAGCACCTTTAGATCCAGGCTTACGCATCTTCTCGCCCGAACCGGCAGCGATGCGTTTACGCTTGGCGTTTATGTTGGCGTACAGGCCGGGTTTCATTTCTTGGCCTTTTTCTTGGCCATGCCGGCCATGCTCAAGCCGATAGCCACGGCTTGTTTCTGCGGGTAACCTTCCTTGCGCAGTTTGCTAATCTTGGCCGAAGCAGCTTCCTGCTTGCCCTTTTTCGTGTACGGATATTTCTTACCATCAACCATTGGCATGATATTACCCCTTAAAAAATAGCCGATCGGCCACAAAAGTCAGTATCCCACCCAACGTCGAGGCGATTGTCATCCCCATCCAAAAGCCGCCTTTGGATTTGTTAGCCAGCTCCAGCAAGGTCTTGACGTCGTTACGCAAGGCGTGGACTTCCACATTCAGTGCTTCCACTTGTGCTTCGAGCTTTCCAAACTCGCGAGGGTCAATTTCTGACATTTTCCGGTTTCCTTGGACGCCCCATGCGTTTGGCTGGGGGCGCTATGTTAATCGCCACCGGCGCTTCCTCTTGCTGGTCTTCTGGCAGATCGATTCGCACGTAGCCTTGATGGCCTTTCATGCTGTCGATGTCATGCTGAAGGGTAAACGTGACCGTCTGGCCACTGGTCAAGCATTTGAAAGTCGCCACAAAAACCTCCGAACGGCAAATTGGGGGCACAGGCCCCCAATTTTTACGCCAGTGAACGTGCTACAACCAGACGCAGTGTGGACGATGCCAAGTCCACCGTGCCGCCGGTTTCGTTTTGGAACCGAATGCTAACGGTATCCGCTGCGCTGACGTAACCAGTCACGATCAGACCAGCCACATCAACGGCCAGCGAAGCTGACAGTACCATGTCGCCGAGTGCTACGCCGGGGACAGCCACGGTATCGGTGTCACCTGCGCCGTCAGACAAGCTGTCAGCGTTCAGAGTGGCACGAACCAGCCAAGTGTTGGAATACAGTCCGCGAAACTGGTCATTACCAGCGCGGACCACGACGGAAGTTGCATTTGCCATGATGTTCTCCTAATGAAAGTTAACCCCCGGCGCTAGGCCGGGGAGCTCAATTAGGCTGGAACAG